ATGTCGTATTTTTGTAACTGAATGGGGGTTTCGGCCCCCTTTCTTTTAACTTTAAAAGGCTCCCTATGGCTAGTAAGATTCAGCTAATCTCTAATGCGTTAATTTTAATTGGCGATTTGCCTGTAACATCTTTAGACGGCAATGAGCGACCTAAAGTTGTAGCTAGAAACTTATACGATAACATTGTACAAAACGAATTAACCAAATACCGATGGGGCTTTGCTCGCAGAAAAGCGCAGCTAAACCTAACAACTGAAGTGCCTGTAGGTACAGAGTGGCAATCAATTTATCAATTGCCTGCTGACTTGCTGGTATTGGTTAAAATAAACCCTGGCATTAACTACCAGATTCTTGGTGACAAAGTTTATTGCAACTCCCAGGGCGCATTGTTTTGCGATTATATCGCTAATATCCCTGAGCATGAATGGCCCGTGTACTTCTGCAAAATGATCGAGTACGCTTTAGGCATGGACTTTGCTCCCTCTGTTCGCGACAGCGCAATCTCAATGGAATTACTTTCTAACCAATATGTGAATGCTTCTAGAATGGCTAGGCTTACAGATTCCCAACAACACCCTCAGACACCTATTCAAGATAGACCGTTTATTAACGTAAGATACTAATTTAAGTCCAGACTATTTAAAGGAAGATTATGGCTAAGTCGCAATTTTTACAGAGTAGTTTTGCCAGTGGTGAACTATCTCCTTTAATACTTGGGCGAACCGATTTAGATCAGTATTACAAAGGCGGCCAAAAGGTAGAGAATGTTGTTATTGTTCCGCAGGGTGGAATAAAACGCCGTCCTGGGACAAAAAGAATTGAAGAGGTTTTGCCTACCGTATTAACGCCATTAACTTACATTCCCCCAACAATGGTAAAGGGCGGTACTGCTGCTAACATTTACGATAGCGATGACACTACCTTTGGCATTACAAGCTCTACATTTGACGGCACTCCTTACCAAGAGTTTGCCAGATATGCGTATGGATCAATTCCATCAGCAAAGTATATTGACGTTAAAGACATTTCAATAACCAGCTTAAATGACATTGACCGATCAGCCACTGTAATCTTACAGTCTTCTGCGGACGGAGCGATTTGGCGAAATCTGACTTCGTTTATTATTAGCACTGCATATCAAACTAGCAAAAGATTTAACTTGGATAAGGAAGAAATTCCTGCAACTTTTCAGTATCGGTTAGTTACCAATCTGCTTAGTGTAGCTGGCTCCGACCTTCAAATTAAAGTCAACGAGTTTGTTTTGCGGCTTGAAGACGGTCCTGTTGGTAACGTCAAAACCTTTGATTTTAGCCACAAAAATGATGAGCATTATCTGGGCGTATTGACAGCAGGAAATCTTCGGTTTTATAGAGCGCCTCATGCAGGCAACACTGAAACTTCATGGGTTACCGACATGATTGTTCCTTATCAAGATGCTGATATTAAAACTGTTCGTGACGCGCAAACTGAAAATGTTATGCTGATGTTTCACGAAGATCGAACTCCTATAAGAATTATTCTTGATTCTAATGGTGAGTTTACGTCAGGCCCGGCCCCTTTTAGCAATGTGCCTCAATATGATTACAATGATGAAAACAGCCCTACTCCTATAAGTGCAATTCAGGTTTTAACCTTTCCATCCAATATTGTAAATGGCACATCGTATCAAATAGATATTGAGGGCGTATTAAGCAAAAACATTACTTACGCTGGAGACAATGGTGTTGGAGGATTGGAGGCCGAATCAACTGCATTTAACATGCAAAAAAACTTGCAGGAAATGCCTATATTTGGCGACACTGGAATTTCTGTAGTTCGTACTGGCGCTCGTGAATTTACAATTACTATCAGCAATGAATCTGCTAAACCGTTAAGATTGTTTTCTGGGTTTCCAACATCTGGTGCAAACATTGGCGATTTTATCTTTACTCGAACATCTGTAGGCTCGTCAAGAAAAGAAGACGTTTGGAGCACTACTAGAGGGTTTCCTTTGATGGGGGCTTTTAGCCAGGGAAGGTTGTGGCTTGGCGGCAGTAGATCTAAGCGACAAAGTTTGTTTGCATCTAAATCAGGTGATTTATTCAATTTCTTTTCGGAAGAAGGCAATGATGATGATGGTATTTTTATTACCATTAATTCCAGAAACTTAACGGAAATAACTGACGTAAACCCCGATAGAGGGCTGCAAGTATTCTGTTCAGGGGGAGAATTCATTGTAAACGGCAATACGCCAACCACAATAGAAATTAAGTCTGAAACTCAGCTTGGATCTTTTGGCTTAGAAACTAAGGCGCTAGACGGTTCTACTTTATTTATAAACAGCAATGGAAATACTCTGAGACAGTATCTTTATAATTTCAATGAAGATGCTTATACGAGCAATGATATATCGGTGCTTTCATCTCACTTGATTAATAAACCGAAGGACATGTCGATTTTAGACGGAACATCTTCCGAAGATGCTGCTTGGGTTTTCCTGATTAACCAGGATGGAACTGCTGCTGTATTAAACACTGTTAGATCGCAAGACATTAATGGATTTACAAAATGGCAGCCTTACCGTGATTTAGCTGTACCTGAAAACAACTCGCAGTTAGAGTCCTGTTCTACTGTTGGCAATGAATTGTATGTAATTGTGTCAAACAATAACTTTTATAGCCCTTCAGGGCCGTATCCAAATCAACCTACCGTGACAATTGAGAAGTGGGACTTTGATTCAAAATTTGATTCTTGTCAAACAGCCACTAAATCCTCACCTTTTGCTTCAAATACTATTGATGTTGGGCTGCAATTTGTAGGGCAGACAATTGGCATTATTGCTAACGGTGTTGTTCTGGACGATAGAGCAGTAGATGGTAATGGCGAAATTACATTAGATCCCACAGAAATGCCTCAAGTTATTGGCGAGTTAGTAACTTATACATATGGTTACAACATCCCCATTTCGTTTAAGTCTATGCCTTTAAATACCAATCCAGGTACTAGAGGCGGCCAGAATGTAATGAAAGAAAAGAAGATTACACGAATGAACTTGCGGGTTTTAGAGACAGCCGGAGTTTATGTTGACGGCAATCCTGTAGCTGTAAGAAAGCTGGGTGAAGGCGCAGACAGCCCTTTAAATACCGCTGTTACACCTAAAACTGGTATTATAGAAGACCGCAACGGAGGCAATGGCTGGAATTTAGAGGTAGTGCCTTTAATTACAGTGCCTAACGCTACACCGTTCCACCTACAAGCTATTGAGTATGAGGTAGAGTCTTCGTGAATAATGTTGCAACTCAAGACAACATCTACAAGCTACAAGATATTATTAAGGGTATGCCACAAGTAACAGGCGAAACTAGACATCACTTTTCAGACGGCATGTATGCCAGGGAATTGTTTATACCTGCTGGAACGGTGGTCGTAGGGGCGTTACACAAGTCTCAACACCTGTATATGGTAGTCAAGGGCAAGTGTAAGGTGTCCAGCCAGTATGAGACTGTAGAGATTGAAGGCCCTTACATAGGCGAGACAATTCCTGGCACTAAGCGTGTTATCTATGCTGAAACAGATTGCGTGTGGATTGGGTTTTTCCCAACTCAATTAACTGATATTGATGAGATAGAGGCGGCTTTAATAGAGCCGGAGGAAGTTTAAATGTGGTTAGTAACAGCAACAGTAATAATGGGCGTAAGCACAGGTGTGCAAGTTTACGGGCAAATTCAAGCAGGCAAAGCTCAAGAGGACGCTTTAAAAGAGCAGGCTAGGCAAGAAAAGATTGCTGCCGAAGGTCGTGAGTTAGAACGCCAACAACAATTGTCGAAAGCTCTTGCAGCTAATACTGTAGGCCTTGCTGCTGGCAATATTGGTATGGAAGGAACTCCGGCTAGCATTGCTTTGGAAAGCGCCAAGAATATAGGTATGAGTGAAGGGATGATAGGTATGAGTGACAGACTTGCTCAAGCTCAATTAAAGCGTCAAGCCGCAAGCGCTAGGTCTGCCTCTCAATTAGCAGCTGCTTCCACTTTGCTTTCCGGCGCAGGCAGTATGGCCGCAATGAATGTTAAAAAGGATTAAATAATGGCTCAAGAGAGAATTGGGTATTACGGTAAGTTTACCCCTACATCCTTGGATACGTCCGCTGCCGATAAGATGCGTGCTCTTGC